TTTTAGTTTTTAATGTAAATGCAGAAGTAGGAAACCATTTAGGGGTTTATATAGGAAATGAATGTTTTTATCATCATGCCGAGAAAAGGCTGTCTTGTAGAGAGAGTCTTTATCCGCTGTGGCATCAATATTTAAAAGGAGCTTATCGTTATGATGCGTAATGTATATCTTGAGGGGGAAATGGGAGAGAAATTTGGAACTGGATTCCAAGTTAGTGCTTCTAAAATTTCAGATGTTATAAAGTGTATAGAATGCAATCATCCCTCTTTTAGAAAGTATTTAATTGATTGTCATAAGCAAGATGTAGGCTTCGAAGTAGACATAGCTAAGCAGAAACTAGACTATGAAGTTGAAATGTTGATGAATCTTCAAGAAGGAGATGTTACAATTACTCCTATTCCAGCAGGTTCAAAATCTGGTGGAGCAAAAATATTTGCAGCAGTAGCTATACTTGCTGCCATGGTTGTGACAGGAGGCGCAGCAGGAGGCCTTTTAGCTGTAGGTCAAACAGCGACAACCGGAACTATTGCAGCAGGAACAGGTTCTATATTTACTACAGTTACTGCCGCAGGAACTATTGGTTTGAGTAATGTCGGAATGATGTCAGTAATGCTCGCAGTAAATGTAGGTATGATGGGCCTTAGCCAAGTAATGGCTCCAGACCCTGCAACAGATGCTGACCAAGAAGAAAGTTACCTATTTAATGGTAATCAACAGAACATAGTAGAAGGAGATCCCGTTCCTGTACTATATGGAAGATTAAGAGTACCGGGACAACCTATTAATTTCGAAGTATCTGGCGCTGGAACAAAGCCTATAGCAACAGCCTATACACATAGAAATGGTGCGTCGCAGACCGGCAGCAGAAAGAGTAAATAGTAAATGCCACAACAATCAATCAATGCACTAGATAGGAGGAGTTATTCATCTCAAAATGACTCTATAAGTAATGCTGTGGTTAAGTCCACAGAGCAAAATATTTCTGTGACTGATATAATTTCAGAAGGACCTATTGAGGGCTTGGTAAATGGAGGGCAGAGTGTCTTTTTAAACAATGACCCAATGCTGGCTGAAGAGGAAACATTTTATCAAAATAGTGAAGCAAAAGCTGTATTTACTACTAACAGCGATGAAGTTACTATAACTCTAAATAAGGAGGTTCTTAAAGTAAGACAGGGCGCGGCTTCAAGGTTTTTGTGTGTTCACGCTATAAAGACAATTAAATGTACTGCTTCTAACTTTAACGAAGAAGCCTTTTTTACCTACGGTACCTATACCTATGGAGGCCTAACCGAAGCTGATTTAACTAGAGTGTCTGGGGATACTTGGGACGATGATTGGAATGTTGCGACCACAGAAGTTATTGGCTTAACGGATATGGAAGAAGGGGCCACTATAGTTAATTTAGAAACTAACTCGGGAAAAGTTTTCAATGATGTTAAACTTACAGCATTATCGGGCGAAAATAATGTTCATATGCATAGAACTGGGAGTGACCTGGGTATATTTGAAGACGATGAAGCCAACGGAGTAGTAGAGCATACCATAGCTATAGATGTTTTCCTTAAAATAGAGAATATTGTTCCAGAAACCAATAAAATCATTCTTGATAGAAGCGATCACGGCTTAAATGGTTCATTTTCATTTTCTATCACTAGCCCAGTAAAAGCTGGACAAGCCGCAAAAATCCCAAGTTCAGGTGTGCGATTCAACCCCGGAACTCGCGAACAAGAGGCCCTAACTACCTTAGAAGGGGTAGGCACTAGTTCGGTTGCTTTAACTGTTAATAACGCTGCTTTGGAAAAATTTGATGCTAATGCAGGTAATTATACTACAGTAACCGCATCGGGCGCTCAAGCTGCTCAAATAGATGAAGTAAAATTAATAATACAATACCCTTCAGGTATGTATCTACAAGTTGATAGGTCTGGTAGTTTATATCATGCAGGTGTAGGTTACCATATAGAGCTTAAAGTCACAAATGGACTGGATCAAGACTGGCAGACAGTAGAGCCGGGTCCTGGAGTTGGGTCAGCTGAATTTGATAGTACAAGAAGTGCAAGCGATGTCCATAATAATACTAATGCGGATACTGTTGTTTGGAAATTTACTGGAAGAAAGAAAACTAAATTTTCACAAGAAATCAGAATTCCATTAGAAGGGTTACAGCCTTTTACAGGATTTTCAATACGAATAAGTCGTATAACTAAGCATGACCCTGAGGATTATACCCAGGAACGAAGATTTGGTGAGCCGAGAAAGGATTGGTATGGTGGGGGTATAGACCAGAATCTTAAAGCGACAAAAGGCGGCGCAGGTGAAAAATTTAGAAATGGAGAGACCAAACACCTTACAGGAGTTTACACCGCAAATCTTACTCAAGCACTAGGATTAATAAAAGAAAAATTAAATTTTCCTTATACCGCACACGCACATACTACTTTTAGCTCTAGAACTTTTCAGAGTAATCCTACTAGAGCTTATGAATGTAAAGGTTTGAAGATAAAAGTTCCTTCTAACTATGTAACTAGGGAAGAAAATGATGGTATAAATGCTAAATACACCAGAGTTAATGAGGAAGACGCTGTTAGTACCATGACTACTCCTCAGTTATGGAATGGAAAGTTTCGTACAATAAATCCAAGCGAGACTGATTCTCCTATTAAGAGAATATATACAGATAATCCTGCTTGGGTATTTTATGATATTTGCACAAATGACAGGTATGGGTTAGGTGATTTCCTTCTAGAATCTGATATAGATAAATTTTCTTTATATAAAGTTGCAAAATATTGTGATGAATTAGTGCCCGATGGAAAAGGAGGGCTGGAACCTAGATTTAGATCTAATATTTATCTTACAAAATCTACTGACGCATATAAAATATTAAAAGATTTTGCCACAGTATTTAGAGGTATATTATACTGGTCAAATTCTCAATTTGTTACAGTTATGGATGAGCCAAAGGAACCTATATTTACATTTAATAGGTCTAATGTTATTGATGGCTCCTTCGAATACCAATCTAGTGGTAATAAAACTAGAACTAATCAAGTTGTAGTTAGTTGGAATAACCCAGAAGCTGAGTATAAAATAGAGCCTCTTATAATTGAAGACAGGGAAAACATAATTAAAACAGGAACAATTAAAAGTGAAAAAGCTGTCGCTTTTGGTTGTACTTCTGAAGGACAAGCAATTCGTTATGGGAGATGGAAGCTTTGGACATCAGTTAACCAAACAGAATTAGTATCTTTTAAAACAGGGATAAATGCAGCTTTTTTAAACCCTGGTGATATTATAAATATACAAGATGAAGCAGAATTTAGAGTACCTTTTAGCGGTAGAGTAAGTAGTTATAATTCTTCTACTCCTAGTGTAACTATAGATAGAGAGGTGTCCAGCCATTTTATTGGTGACTTTGGGGGAGGGAGTGCCACCTATGAGTACACTTTTTCTGTAGTATTGCCAAAAAGAACTGTTGTATTAAATCAAGAGTCTGCAACTCTTGATGTTTCGGGAGGAGACCCTGCAATCTTTAATAGGGGGGATGAAGTTACCTATGCGAAAGTAGGGGGTTCTGTAGTTACTCTCATTAATACTAGCGATGAAGATTTAACCAACAGACAAATAATAAGTGCAGTAGATACTAGTGGTGACCTAGTAAATTTACAGTATATAGAAGAAACTATAGTAGAGGAAAGAGTTATAGAGCATGACAGTATTACTACCAGTGGTGGAAAAGATACTATTCCTATATCTTCCGCCTTTACTGTAGCTCCTACTAATGGAGATATATGGGCAATAAAAGAAGTTGTTATTGCAGATAATGCAGCCACCCAGGTTTCCTATAAAGAGTATAAAATATTAGATATAGCTGAATCAAATAAAACAGAATATTCTATAGGTGCTGTAGAACACTATAATACTAAATTTGATTCTGTGGATAGAGAATTAGTTCTTGCAGAGCCTGACCCCTTGTACTATAGGGAAGATAGTAGTATTGATGTTCCTAGTCCTAAAAATATAAGGATAATAAGAACTCCTATTGATAATTTTGGCGGAGGAGAAGAACTAACTTTAGAATGGGACCATGCGCCTTTATCTGCTATATCTGCAGAAGCTCAAAATGCTTTTACTGAATATGAGCATTTATCAGAGTATGAAGTAGCTCACTCATTCTTAGACGGTGACCAGGGAAAGCTAACAAGATTTACAGCAGATAGAAATCAGCTTACTTGGAACTTTACTAACGTTCCAGATGGGATGCATCGTGCAGAGGTTGTTACAATTAGCAAGGGAGGGCGAAGATCTCTTCCAATATATTTAGAGACTGAGATAACAGACGTATTTGAAGGAACTTGGCCCCACGGTCGGATGGCTGGTATTATAAAAGGAGGTTATTCAACCCACTTAGTAGAAATGACTAATAGTGGGGCAGATGGTATTATTAAATTTACTAGTGACTCCTATATTTTAGCACCTTACCCTGTCATACGAAGTGCAAAAGCAAATACTACAGCAGATTCTGATACTTATTCTTTGGATCTTACAGTAATGGCTGGAAACAGCTGGGCTGAACACACCGATTGAGAAACCTGTGTTTATCCT